GAAAATAAATATCCTGATGATAATAGACCAAGAAAATCTATAGAGGCGGCTGAAAACTATATAAAGAACCCTTGCAAAAAAACAAAAGATATATGCATAAAAGCTGCTGATGCTGCTTATTCTGCTTATGCTGATTCTGTTTATGCTTCTTCTGATTATGCTGCTTATTCTGCTTATGTTTCTGCTTATTCTGCTTATGTTGATTATGCTTATTATGCTTATGTTGATTATGCTGCTTATGCTTCTTATGATTACACAAAAATATTAAAGAACGGGCTGAGTATATTGAAAACGGATGGTGAATGAGATGGAAATAATTGAAGTTACAAAAAAATTTACAATTGATGTAAAAAGATTTTACTTACCAATAAAAATTATTAGGAAATGTCCTAAATGTGAAACTAAGGTTATTATAAACATCGGTTCTGATGAATATTTAAGTTATCCTAGAATAAATGATAAAAATTTTGAATTATGGTTTTATTGTGAAAACTGTGATTATGAATTTAAAAAAAAAGCAATTTTAAAAATACAAATAGAGGTTGAATGAGATGGATAACAAAGAAGAAAAATACAAAAACCTAAAGGCTTTCATATCGATTTCGTTTATTCTAATATGGATACTGTTCATGTTTGCGGTGGTGGGGTAATATGAAATATTTATTTAGAGGAAAAAGGGGGTAAAAATGTTATATTGTAAAAAAACTGTTAGGTTTCATAAAATTAGCTATATTCATTCCTGTATATTCGAGAACTTAATCGATTATTCAAAAACTATTGAGAAAGACATATGGATTACGTCTGCAAATGATTCAAAGCACCGGAAAGGGTCAAAACATTATGAAGACAATGCTCTTGACATTAGGACTAGAAATTTGTCTTTAGATAATTTTAAATTGATAACAAGTGAACTTTTTAAAGACGGATATTTCAATTTAATTTTATTCGAATGGAGAGAAAAGGTAAATGGAAAGTGGATAAAACATAAAGCAAGGTTTGAAGATGATAATTTTTACAATGAATTTCAAAAATATTTGGACTGCAAAAATCAGAAAGTCAGCCATTTGCACGCAGAATGGTGAAAAAATGGGGAATGAAGTAGATTATAAAAAAGTTTTAATGTATGCGCTTGATTTATTAGATAGCAATAAAAAAATAAATAATCAAGAATTGCTAGGACATATAAAGCAAATAATGTTAAATCCTAAATTCAACCCCCCATCCGCATGGGTGAAGTTGGCAGATAAAATACCGACAGTGGAAGAGGTTGAAGATAGAGAATTTTTGTGTTATTGCCCATCTTCAAAATCATCGTTTTTAATGGAATTAAAAGATATAATTTGTTATAGTTCTCAAAAGTCAATTAAAAAATCTAACTTTTTATGGAAAAAAATCGAACTTCCAGAGGATAAGTAGTGATTATGGGTATATACAATGAAGACCAATGTCATAGTTGTGGATATGAACCACAAGAAATTGAAAAACTAGAAAAAGAAGTTGAAGAGTTGAAAGAAATAATTACAGATCAAGTAAAAATTATAGATGAAATTTCAAATCATTTGTTAGATTCTGACAAAGAGTTGAAAAAACATAGAACCGCATATTATTTAAAGGGAGAGTGATGTGAAAAAAACTGATTATGAAAAAAAATGTAAATGGTTAAGAATATTTGATGGACATTTTAATATCAGTTGTGTTTTTGAAAACCATGAACGGGCAAACGGAAATTTCAAACCTGACAAAAAAGTAACAAATACAAAATGGAATTTCAAATATTGTCCTTACTGCGGAAAAGAAATTGAAATAGAATATTTACCAGAGTGTAAATTATGAAGAAATGGGAAATTGAGTTCGATAGAGATCAACCTGTCAGAATTGGTGATGATTTTTGGAATGTGGAAAAAGGAAAAGTAAGAAAATAACTCTACTAGATGCGGTATGTTTGATCGTTGCCGTATACATATTTGTTGTTGGATTTATGGGGGCTTGGAATGCCTAATTACCTGTACCGTTGTGAAAAATGCGGTAAAGAAAAAGAATCCATGCAAGCCGTAAATAATAGGAATATCTTTGATGGATTCCCGTGTAGAGATCCGAAATGTTCAGGAGATTATAAAAGGGTTAAGAATGAAAAGGAGATTAAAAAAATGATAATGACACAAAAAGAACACGATGAATTAGAAGAAATAACAGTAGAACAAATATGTGAAAACATACAAGGAGAAATGGATAAAATTGTAATAAAGGACGAAAACAAAATAATACGTGCTATTTCTGAATTGATGTATTCAGCATCAGAGGGTGAACTTTTCCCATTTGAGATCGGAGAAGATGAAGATTTAAAAAATCTAATAAAATTAATTGAGGTTGCAAAAAAATTCAAAAATAAGTTGCCTACTATATTCACGTTATAAACAGGAGAATAAAGAATGCCAGTTATAACAACAAAAGAAGGTAGAAAATATTATTTTGATAAAGGATTAATACCGTTTTTTGGAACTCCGGTAATTTCTGGATTAAATCACATAAATGAATTCTATTTTAATAGTCATTGCCAAATATGCCAGAAAAAGACTAATCAGATTCAATTATCAAAAACGGTTATAAATGGTCATGAAATAAAAGTATTCTGCTTAGAGTGTAAAAATTTGATTATTGATGCGGTTGGAGAATGACTTGTGAAATGAAAGAAGAGTGTCAATATGTACATGTAATAAATAAAAAAAGAATTTGTAACAATTGTGAGTTTTTCGTTATAGATGATTATAAATGGGATTTCTGGGGAAAATGTTATGCTTTGCCTACCATCAAAAATAGTATAGATAGAAACAGAAATGCATGTAGTTTATTTGAAGAAAAAAGAGGGAATAATGGAAAAAAATACAAAATTACCTTTTGATAGTTGGCAATGTCCGTTTTGCGGTTATATAGTAAGCGATTTAGAAATGCAATCTGTTAAATTTGAGCCTAATTGTCAAGGAGTTCATTATTATCCAGGCGGACATAGAGAATGTGCTGCAAGATGGAGGGATTATATATTTGTTCCAAAGGTAAATAATAAAAAAAAACATAAAAACTGCAAGTAAAAAAATACAATATGCAACCAAAAGTTGAAAATTTAACAAATTTATATTATAATTGACTGTGGACTGTTGAGTGGGTAAAATAAAAGAAATGGGTGCTGAAATGTATAAAGGAATTAAAAAATGCGATAATAGTGTTAATAGTAGCACGTTGTCAGACCTTGACAAAGGAGGCGGTGCGAATCCGACCTTATCGCTCCAAAATAAAAATGGCTAGAAAAGTAGGACGCCCAAACAAGTTAAATTCTGAAACTAAAAAGAAACTTTTAGGTTCAATTGCGCTTGGTTTATCTTATGCTGATTCTTGCACTATGGCGGGTATACACTATAAAACTTTTAATAATTGGAAAAATATAGGTATAGAAGGGAAACGTAAAGAGTATATAGATTTTTTAGACGATATAAAAAGAGCTGAAATAACCGGAAAGGCACAGAACATAAAAAAAATAAAAGATGATGACTCATGGCAATCAAAGGCTTGGTTATTAGAAAGGCAACACCCTCAGGAATTTGGAACAAAAGGACAAGATATAAACGTTAATGTTGATGTAATAATCCCAGATTCAATAAAATAATGCCAACTATAGATCTAACAAATCTTCCAAAACAAACAAATAAAATTTTCTTACCGCTATACAAAAATGAAAGTAGATACATGTTACTCTATGGAGGTGCCGGGTCTGGTAAATCGGTATTTGCAGTTCAAAAAATATTAAAAAGAATACTGGTTGAAAAGAATCATAAAGTATTAGTATTAAGAAAGGTTGCAAGGACCTCCCGTCACTCCACTTTTGCACTATTCAAAAAGGTGATCTACAATTGGGGTATTCAGCATCATACAAAAATCAAAGAGGGTGATATAAGTATATTATTGCAGTCATTTAAAACAGAGATAATCTTCTCCGGGGTTGATGATGTTGAAAAAATAAAATCAATTGCTGATATAACAATGATCTTGATGGAAGAGCTGACTGAATTTAATGAGATTGAGTTTAATCAGATCGATATGAGGCTCAGAGGCAACACTAAATATTATAAGCAGATAACAGGGTTATTCAATCCGGACCTGTCGAAAGGTGCCTGGATAAAAAAAAGATTCTTTGATAATGTTAATGATAAGGCAACCCTGCTCCATTCGGTCGCATGGGACAATCAATTTATTGACCCTGAATATCTTGAAATACTTGACGATATTGAAGATGATACTTATAGAAAAATATATAAACTTGGAATTTGGGCTGTATCAAAGGGAATCATATATAAACCGTTTCAGCGAATTAAAGAAAAAGACATCCCGATATATAATATTGTTAAAATATATGGGCTGGATTTCGGATACACTCATCCTATGGCATTGACTGAAATTGTAGAGCATAAAAGAAATATATACATAACTGAAAAGCTATATGAATCACATTTGACGGTAACTGATATGATTGACAAATTAAAGATATTGATACCTGACAAAAGATGTGTAATATACTGTGATCATGATCCAGATAAAATAGAAGCAATCAGGCGGGCCGGATTTAAAGCCGTACCTGCATACAAGGTGGCTGGCAGCGTTGAGGGTGGTATTGATTTCATTAAGTCAATTCACAGCAGAATATTTGTCAATGATCTAAGTTCAAACTTTTTCAAAGAAGCGGATATATACAAATATAAAGAGAAAAAAGACGGTACACAGGAAGAAGGACCAGTTAAGTTCAAAGATGATTTAATGGATAGTTTTAGGATGCCTATCTATACGTATTTTAGAAAAATATGGGGTACTGCAAAGAGGCGGGTTAAGGTAGGAAATAAAATAAATAGGTTGGATGTATAGGAGATAATTATGGTAGTTAAAAAGAAGGCAGTAAAAAAAAAGGCAGTTAAAAAGAAAGTAGAGTTTGCAGAGAAAAAGGAAATAAAAAAACCAAGTGTCGGATATAATAAAAATGCGGTAGGGATTACAATTGATAAAGCGGAAACTGATATTATAGAAAACCCTTCAGACTTTTTTGGTAAGAACTCTCAGGACTCAGTTGTTGACATGGTTCTATACATGCGGAAAATAGACCCTATGTTAGGTGGCTTCTCTCAGACTAGAAAAAATGCCGTACTGTCTCATAAAAGAGAAATAATCGGAACCGGTGCTGAAACTGATTTCATAAGATCTGTATTCTCAGGATTCAATAATTTCCATGGCACATTATCTCAAATATTAAATTCAATTGATGTAGGGTATGCGGTCCCTGAACTTGTTTGGGAAGTTGTTGACGGTAAATATGTAATTACTAAAATACTGCCAAGGCATCAAGGAAAGTTTAAATTTGATGAGTTCGGTCAAACATGGTTAGTTACTGAAGATGCAGAAAAAAAAGTTGATGATATAAAGTTTCCTGTATTCACATTTCAGGAAGAATTCGGGAATAGATACGGGTCAGGAATGTATCAGTCGTTATATTATTATTGGTTTATTAAAAAGCAAGCCGTAAAATTCTGGAGTATATTTACAGAACGATTTGCGGTCCCTGTAATAGTTGCAGAATTGCCAGACGGTTTGAGCGATGAGGATGAAGATGATATAAAAGCATTTATAAAGGATTTCAAATCAGCAACAAATATCTCCCTTCCTAAAGATGTTGTCTTGAGATTTCTTGAAGCTGAACAGAGCGGATCTGTAGAGAATTTTGATTCATTCATGAATTTTCTTAATAAGTCCATGGCTATATTTTATCTTGGACAGACTGATACAAGTGGAGTTGACAACACATCTGGAAGTTATGCAAGGGCAAAAGTACAGAACCAGGTTAGAGAAGATATTACTTTGTCAGATATTATGTTGCTCGAAAATTTCATAAACGATATGATCATAAAACCTCTTATCAATCTTAACTTTCCTAATGTTACAGAATACCCAAAGTGGCGGGTAATAATTCCGATCAGTATTAGTACAGAAATGATTAAGCAGTTAGTTGAATCTGGGAATAAATATATACCTGTATGGTGGGTAAATGAGAGATTCGGCATCCCTACAAAAGACAATCTATCAAAAGACGAGATGATGATTGTAGAAACCGTATCAAATACCGGATTTAAGGAAACCAATTTTAAAGAGCAAAAGGAGGATTATATGAAAAAACTTAATGAGATTGTGGAGGGTAAAAAATGATAAACAAAATTAATATTTTCGGAGTTGAATATAAAATTGAGTATGTTGACGGTGATATCGACATGAATGGTTTATGCGGTCGAGTTTATTATGATGACCAAATTATCCGGATTAAAAAAACATTGCCAGACGATACAAGACGAAATACTATTTTACATGAGATATTGCACGTTATTTTATTACGATCTGGACTTGAAAATATATTGACTGATAAAGATATTGATATTGAAGACTTTGTTGATATATTGGCAAACTCTTTATACAATGTAGTTAAGAGTAATGATATATTGGAGGATTAAATGAGCATAGAACTAATTATCTGGATTGCAACTTTAATTTTATTTGCATTTATATGCCGTTTTCTAATATGGAATGAAAATTATAAATTCTTTTGTGATAGTAGAAATGAACGGTATTTGAAATTAAGATTCAGGATTATAAAGTTTATTAAAAAGAATGATCCATATGAAATGCCAGATAGGTTCAATCGAAAAGACGCCCTACCAGATGTAAAGATTATAATACCAATGCCGAAAGTGAAACCTCTCTTTTCAATTCATACGAAAACCGATATACGGAACCCACCGCCACCGGTCCCGCCTAAATTAAAAAAGGTTAAGGGAAGTTTCTCTTTTTAAAATGGATAAAAACCAAAAGAGAATTGAAGGGGTATATGATTACTATTTCAATCTAGTGCAACCGGTATTAAAAAACATATCCTTAAAGGTAGTTAACCAGGTCATGGACCCCTCAAAAACTCCCGTGATTGATGAGTTTTCGAACAGTAAAGCATTTATCAATGTATTGGTGGAAATAATAACTACAGGTCATTTATACGGAGAATTAACACATAAAGAAGAGATAGAATACCAGATGCTGAAATATAAAAAAGATTTTGCAGATGAACAATGGCAGAACGGGTTTGCAGGTGCTAAGGAATTTTTTATAAAAAAAAGAGTTGTTACAGCGGATGTGTTCAATGATCTTTCCAGAGAAGCTAAGGAGCTTTCATTTACAGTTGCAAATTTAACTGACTTGACTGTTTCTGGACATATTAAAGACTTAATTACAACCGCAATTGATTCAGGAATGGATCTGGAAACATATCAAAAACAAGTTGCAGAAATGGTGAAAGTTGCAGGAATTACACCGCTAAAACCCTGGTACATTGAAAACGTATTCAGGACTAATTTATTTTCGACTTACAATATTGGCAGGCGTAAAGCAGGAATTGAAGATGATAATACAGAGGGCTGGCAGTATGTAGCGGTTGGCGATAGCAGGACCAGAGAAGATCATGCTGCAAATAATGGAATTACAGCAAAAAAGAATGATCCGATATGGAATAGTATATATCCCCCTATAGATTATATGTGTAGATGCAGTACTATTGCCATATCTGGATTCTATGCAAAGACAAAAGGGATTAAGTTCGGTAACTATAACAAGGCAAATGCTATAAAAAGTGTTGGCAAGAATTTCAGAGACAATGGCTCTTCTCCAAAATCATTGAACGAATACAATATAATATTAAAAAAAGAGTTGAAATAATTATAAAATTATAATATAATATTTATGAGCAATTTCTCCAGATGGTACTGGAACGGGTCGCGCCCGGTTGATGAGAGTTCGATTCTCTCAATTGCTCATATTTACCTCCAATAAAATCAATTGCAAATTCATAATAAAAAGTGCAAGTAGAATTTTAAACTATAAAAAAGTGTATAAAAATTACCCAAAAAGTTGACAAACTAGATTATTTAATACATAATACCTATATTGGGGGTTAGCGAATGGCTAAACTTATACAAGATATGGAGCTTTTCAAAGTTGGAAACTACGGGGCAAAGGGGACATATACCGAAAAAGAAATTGATAACATTATCAAAAACACATTAGAAAGAAAAACTGATATTCCGATAATCATCGGACACAAAGAAAAAGGAAAGGAAAAACCGGCTCTTGCATGGATGAAGCATGATTTATTTAAGCGGGCTGGTGGTATGCTTTCTGGTACGTCTGAGGTGTTGAGTGAAACACTTGATACGGTAAAAAAATTCTTTCGTCATAGAAGTGTTGGACTAAATGGAGATGGCAATGGAAATCTCTGGCTTGATCATGTTGCATTATTGGGTTCAAGTATTCCTGAAGTAAAAGGATTGAAGGCAATAGGAGAGAGTTTTTATCAAAATGATGATAAATTACTTAATATAGAATTTAAGGAGGAAGTAAAAAAAATGACTGACAAAATTAAAACAGAATTTACCGAAGATCAAATAAATTTGATTATAAAAGGTAAATTAACAGAGCAGAAATCGGAATTCGCTGTTAAGTTTTCAGAACAAGAAACAAAAATATCAACACTTGAAAGCGAAAAGAAAATTTTACAGGGCAAACTAAATGACAATGAAAAGAAGTTCAATGAACTTGAAGTTGAAAATTTAGTTGATGGATTTATTAAAGATGGGAAAATTGACCCGGCAAAGAGATCCGCAAAGATTGAATTGTTTACAGAAGCAAAAAGCAATCAAACCATATTCGATCATTTGAAATCTGAAATGACAGATAGTAAAAAGTTTGAATTTGGCGAAGATAAAGACGCTATCAAAAAAGAAAAGAAATCATTAGATGAATTTTCTGAGATGTTTGGTGTTGACGATAAAGATCATAAAAAGTATGAAGATGGTCTTAATATAGGAGAATAAAAATGGCATTAACAGAAGATGTCCTCAGGACACATAAAATTTTTGACACCACTTCAATTCCTGTAAAAGAAACAACTACAATTTATAAAGGTTCGCTGGTTGGAGTGGATGCTACAGGATACGCGATAGTAATGGCAGACACTGCAGGTATAAGATTTGCAGGTGTCGCAATTTACGGAGTTGACAATTCAAGCGGGTCCAGTGGTGATTTAAACGTAACAGTTGACAATTTGAAAGTACAGAAAATTACTTGTTCAGGTGCCACTCAGGCGTGGGTTGGTGCTATGATGTATGCAGTTGATGACGATACTGTCGCTCTAATTGCAACAACCACAAATGATATTATTGTTGGTGTTTGTGTTGGTTATATTTCAGCAACTCAGGTATGGGTATATACAAACGGAACTGAGGAAGAATTGACTGGATTAACCTCCAGTATGGCAGAATTAAATATTCTGACAGGTGCTACAGTCACTTATACAGAGTTAAATTATTTAGATAAATCATCTGCAGTTGGAGTTCAGGAAGCCTCAAAAGCAGTTGTAGCAGATGCAAATATTAACACGGGAGTTTCAAAAGTTACTGAGATTCATGTTGGTGTTAGTGGTTCTGAGGAAAAATTATTGGCAACACCGCTTGAAATTAATAGAATTTGTGATTCAAGTGCAAAAATTGTTACAACTACAGCAAACCTTACATTGACACAGGCCTTGCACGCTAACAGAACGGTCATTGTCAATAAAGCAGATGGTTGTGATTTGGTACTTCCAGAGGCTTCGGGTACAGGAGATGTTTATACTCTTATTTTCGGTACAGCATTAACTTCAAATACACATACAGTTACCACCGCAGATACGACGAATGCTAATTTTGTTGGTCACGTTCAGGCAGTTGATTTAGATGCCGCTACAGTAGCAGTACTTTATCAGTCTGTTCAAGCAACCGGTAATGATACAATTACTTTGAATATGACCTCTCAGGGTGGTATTACACCTTACGCAGATTACTATGTGTTGACAGATATTGCAACAGATGTATGGAAAGTTGAAGGTAAGTTTGTTGTTCCAACAAGCTCAAACCCAGCAACACCATTCAGCTCAGTTGCATAGGATAGGAGGATAATAAAATGGCATTTGGATTAACAGGAACATTTACAAGGGCGGCTAATACTTCCCTTATGAAACAAATAGACGAAAAAACTAAAGATGCATTGTATAAAAAATTAACAATGTTCAATCCTTCCACGGGACCCTCAGAGACTTTGGAATGGCTTGGATATTTGCCGGGCATGTCAGAATGGCTTGGTGATAGGCAGATAAAAGGTTTAAGAAAGAAAAGTTATACAATTACCAATAAAAAATGGGAATCTACAATCGGATTCAAGCAGGATGATCTTGAAGACAATCCTTCTATTGTAAAGGCTCAAATACCGATGCTGGTTGATTCTGTAATTGAACATCCTACAAATTTACTTTTCAAATTGATTGTAGACGGTGAGACTGGAGTTTGTTATGATGGACAGCCCATGTTTGATAATTCACATCCTTATTTCGATGATGACGATGTTGAGCAAACTTTTGATAATTTGTTAGATGGTAACGGGATTACAGTTGCAAATATTCAAACAGATTTCGGTTTAGCAGTTGCAGCTTTTCAGAGTTATAAAAAGAGAAATGGTGATCCGGTTTTTGCAACCGTTGACAAAGTGACAATAATTCACTCCCCTGCATTGAATGTCTTAATGAAAGAGGCATTTGTTTCTGATATAATCGGAACTGATACAAATGTTTATGCAGGTCAGGCAGATTTGATCAGCTCTGGATATTTGACTGGTAATGACTGGTATGCATTAATTCTGACAAAAGCAATGAAACCATTTATTTTTCAGCTTAGGAAAAAAGTAGTATCTAAATGGTCAATTGACGAATTTATGACAGAAAATGTTTTGTATGGTGTTGATGGTCGTTACAATGTAGGGTACGGATTCCCACATTTTGCAATCAAGATTGATAATTAAAGGGGGAGAATATGGCTTATAGAGTTAAGATAAACAATGTAGCCAATCATCCAACCGGAAGTATGATTTTTTTTGATAAAAAAGAAAGTATCAAGATGGTTATTACTGGAGACTGGAAAACTATTGCAAAGAAAACAGAAAAGTTGAAGAAATGGGAGGCCGGGAAACTGGTCCAAGTTGAGACGCTAAAAGCTGCAAAAGCTGATATTGAAAAAGAGATTGAAAAAGCTGATCCTGTTATTAAACCTGTAATTGAAGAAGAAAAAGCAATTGAAGTTGAAAAAGTTGAACCGATAGTTGAAAAAGTAATTGAGCCTGTAAAAGCAAAAAAGAGAAAGAGTAAAAAAAAGAGTAAATAATGGCATACTGTGGATATTCTGATCTAGCAAATGCAAAAAGCGCAAAGATACTTGCAAATCTGACAGATGACACGAATGGAGCGGTTGTTAATAACACGATAATTACTGCATTGATAGAAGAAGCGGACGGAATAATTGACGGGTATTTGATATCTGGAGGATTAACCGTCCCGCTTTCTACTGTGCCGCTTTCAGTTAAAAGTTATTCGGTAAGAATTACAATATATTTGTTGTATGCAAGATCCCACGCAATACCAGAACAGATTCAAAAAAGTTACGATGGTATTATAAAAGAATTGGAGATGATTGCAAGCGGTGAGACTGTCTTATTTCCTGCAAGTAAGTCTGGAGTTACGGTTACAACGATGTATGACGATCCTAAATTCACTGATGATTTGCTATCATGAAAATTGATTTTAAGTATAACTTTTGGGGTTACCTAAAGCCGACATATAAACCCTCAGGTAAATTATTAAGATCATGGGGCAATGTTGGTGTAAGTGACGTTCAAAGGAATTTTGATACTTCCGGACGTAATATTTACAATACATGGAAACCGCTTGCAGAAAGTACGATCGCAAAGCGTAAAGGTGGGAGTAATAAACCTTTGATTGATACAGGGCAATTATCTCAGTCTGTCTCAAAAAAAATAAGCGGTCAGGATGTTCATATTACAACAAATCGAATTGATAAGCATGGAGAAAATATTGCTTATAATATGAATTACGGATGCAAAAACGGACATGTACCGGCAAGGGAATTTATGAAGTTTTCTCCTAGTGCAATTGAAAACATGATTAGTGATCAGAAAAAAGAGGTTTTAAATGGAAATTGATGCAGTTTTGACAGCGATTCAAACTAGGTTAAAAGCGTATCTTGCTACTGCATTTGGAGATAGAGTTTTTATTGTTCCCTCCAGGGTGGCGGTTCCTACTAGTTACCAGATGCCTTATGTGGGGATAATTTTCAAAGGGGGTGATCCTGATTCTAATATGTTTGGTGGTATTAATTATTATGATGTAGAAATTATTATTTTTCAAACAATTGTAAATGAAGAATTCACTGTTATCGGAACTCCTGCGGATTCTGGACAAAATAGGGGACTAACAGGATTATTGTCAGATGTTGTTGGCGCATTAAAAAATTATGAGTTACCGTCACCCGTTTCAAGCGGGAACTCAACACCGATTGCAGTAACAAGTTATATAGGGACTGAAAATTGGATTTCTGATCTTGCAGGGTATTCCGCAAGTATCGGAATTAATATAAGAATAGGAGTTAGTTATGGAAACTAAAAAAAAATTAATATGTAAAACAGGATATCCGGTGATAAAAGTTGAAAAATTAGGCAGTTATGTTAATGATCAGATAGTTGAAGTTGACATGCAAACCGCCGAAAAACTTTTATCTACTGGATGTTTTTCAGAAATAAAAGAAGAAAAAAAAAGTATCAAGGGTGGTAAATAATGAGCGATGTAGCAATAGGAAGAGACCAGATTGTATTTTGTGTGAAAGAAACAAGTCATGGTGGCGGTGGAACAATAGTTGGTGCAAGTGCAGTTTTGGTGATTGGCTCTCCGTCTTTTGTTCAAGAGCGTGATTTCGGAGAAGATGAACAAAAAAGAATGACTGTATCAAGAACTGAGAGAATATCTAATACTTTTCATAAAGGTGTATGGGCTATGGAAAGTTATATCAAACCTTCTGGAACTGCCGGGACGGAACCGATTCCCGATGTATTATTGGAATGCAATTATGGAAAAAAAACAGTTGTTGAAGGTACTTCGGTTGCATACACATTATCTGAAATTGATGACGATATACCAACTGCATTAATTGTTTATAAACAAGGTCATGAAGTTTTTTGGAACTTTGGATGCACAGTGGATAAAGGAGTTTATCCTGTTTCGGCGGGTCTTGGCTCTGAGGCAACCGGTAGAGCAACTTTCTCAGGTGAAATATTAAGACAATTAAAGGCAGGAGTTTCTACCGTAAATAATGGAGCAGGATATTCATCCACCGACACATCAATTGTTGTTGATGATGCAAGAGAATTTGAAGCTGGTACAAGAATAGAATTTCAGAAAGCAGATGGAACATGGGATTCTAATACCGCAGATGTTGGGTTTTTGATTTCAAGTTCTACAATAGCAACAAATACCATTGTAATTTCTACTGGTCTTATTTCTGCAATTGCAGACGGGGCGGAAGTAAGAGGATGGTTGCCAACCGCAGTTGAAGCTGGAGTATTGGCAAATGGTAGACTCGGTCAAGTTACTCTTGCCGGTGCGAATGTAACTGTTATGAATGCTCAAGTAGAATTGACTAATAATTTTTCAATAATTGAGAATGAAAAAAATGATACTGAATATCCAACATCAATTATCAGGTCCGCAACTAGAACCGTGGACGTGACTTTTGATCAGTTATTTAGGAAAGATACAGGAGACGCTTTTCATAAAGCAAACAATCAGACTCAGGAATCATTAATTTTGCCTTGTGGATCAACAACAGCAAAAAAATATATTATAAATGTTCCCTTGTTAGAGCAGAATACTCCGACATTATCAGGAGATGCTGAAATTTCATTAGGGATAAGCGGTGTTGGTTTTGCGAGTTCCAGTTACGATGATGAGGTAAATATGATGTTTGATTGAAAATTTATAAAATAAAGGAGAATGAAAAAAATGGAAAATGTTAAAAACGAAAAAGGGTTATATGAGATGTGGTGCGAATGGGATGAGGAAATAAAATTTCTCATTTGTGAATTATCTGAAAAAGAAAAAGAATATATTAACAACAATTCAAAGAAGTCTAAAAAAACATGGCGTGGGGATGAAGAGGAAACGGACGTAATTCGATACTTTGAACTTGCCATATTAAAAGTCATAAAAGGATGGGAAGATCTGACTAATAACGGATTGATTGACATACTTGACGAGTCTAAATTTGAAAAAAAAGAAGGTTGGGAATTTGCTTTCAATCCGGATGACATAACAGGTCCAGCAAGTGGAAAATTGAATATTGAATTTAATACGGAAAATCTCAGAATGTTATCACAAAACAGAAACTTAAACTTTATTAAATTTATATCACATTTCTTGGGACAGGTTGAAGAGTTAAGAAAAGAAGAGTTAAGGGCAAAACTAAAAAACTAAGAGAGGTCGCTGAATTTTGGCGGGATAACAAACCCGTTTCAGACGACCTCAGAAAAATGTTTTTTGAAGAGAATGGGGTGGCAATTGTTTATAATCCGCCTTCAATATTAGAAGTAAATAGAGAGGTCATAAATATGTGGTCATTAATCGGTCATAATGTAGTTAGAAATGAAAAAAAAGAGATAATTGGATTAGAAATGAAATCTGTTATTCCCGTATTAAAATATTTCAATGTGCCTCCTGAAAAAGCAAACGAAACCGTAAATGATTTAATTTATATCACAAAAATAGTACATAGTGTGAGACAATGAGCCAGTCTGGATTATTAACTCTTAAAATAGTTGTTGACGATAAAGGTCGTCCAATCGTAAAGGGTATGAATGCCGAGATTAAAAAACTTGGTAATACTACCGAAACGGCAACTAAAAAAGGAAAGGTAGGTTTCGGCGGTATGTGGAAGTCTATGGCAGTTGGTATGGGTGTAATGACCGGAATTTCCGGAGCAATGCGATTATTGAAATCTTCTATTGGCGGCGCTGTATCAAGTGCAACAAATTTTGAAACTGAGTTTGCGAATGTAACGACATTACTTGGAGATAATGCAAACATTCAACAGATGCAAAAAGACATACTAAATATGGCCGGTCAACTTGGATCTGCACAGGAATTAACACAGGGTTTATATCAAGCTTTATCTGCCGGCGTTGAACCTGCAAAGGCTGTTAGATTTGTTGGAGAATCTGCCAGGTTTGCAAAAGCGGCATTAACAGATACGAAAACAGCCGTCGATGTATTGACAACCGTTATAGAAGTTTACGGCGGTACTGCCGAAGACGTGACGGGATATTCTGACATATTATTCGAAACGATTAAAAGAGGGAAAACAACAGGTGACGAATTGGCTTCCAGTTTTGGTCGGGTTTTGGGAGTTGCAAAAAATACAGGTATTAGTTTTATTGATCTAAACGCCGCAGTTGCAACAATGACCGGCGGTGGTATAAAAACAACAGAAGTCATGTCCAGTTTAAAAGCAGTAATTTCTAATATAGCAACGCCAACAGGCGAAGCGGCAAAAGTAGCAGAAAAATTGCACATTAATTTTAATCTTGCAGGATTAAAGGCTAAGGGGTTTGGCGGATTTTTAAAAGATTTAACCGAAAAAGTAAAAGGTGATGTTCAGGCACAAAAAAACTTATTTGGCTCAATTGAGGCGTTTAATGCCATTGCAGTTTTAACTTCTGAAACTGGATTGAAAAAATTCAAAGAAGCACAGGAAGCTAATTTGGTAGCGACTGGCAATACTACAGAAGCCTTTGAAAAACAGGCTAAAACATTTTCAAGTGTTTGGCAGGGTATTAAAAATGAGGCTGAGGCTGTATTGATTAAGATTTTATTGCCAGCGTTAAACGATTTGGCAACATGGGCAAAAGATAATAAAGATGCAATAGTGAATGTTTTCAAAGGTATCGTTAAGGGTATCGAATTGGTAATGAAAGTGTCAGGAGGATTTATAAAATTTTTATCATTGGTCAAAGATTTCGTAAAAAGCGATACAAGATTTCAAATAAAACCCCTAGATATGAGCTATATAAATGTTAAGGAGTTAAAACCTAATTTAGACCGAGCAAAGGGTCATATATATGGGTTCCAGACAACAGTTAATGAAAACTTATCAACTCTATCAAAAACAGCAAAAAGAAAATTTGGTTATTTTAATAATGAATATTCTAGAATATTAGAAAACAAAGATCCAAGAATAAGACTTAGGGAATTAAGGCAATTAATCGAAAAAGCTGAAACAGGAAAATTTACAAAAGGATTAAAAGCTATT